GTTGCAAGCCCTACCACATGATTAGCCCCCCCTACTGTATTGGTGAACTTTGTGTTTAGGGTAACATTTGTTCCACCAAACCCTTCTGACTCGTCTCCTCGGACAATTTGACTTGTCCCTCCAAAGGTTGAAGATTCGATTCCATTTGCTTGGTTTATTCTACCCCCAATAGTTACAGATCTATTACCCGCTGCTACGTTGGCTGTGCCTCCAATAGACGCACTGCTACTACCAGAGGCGGTATTGTTGTTTGCTGGAACTGTTGGATGCGCTGTGGCAATTCTCCCTACACTAATATCGTTTAGGGTGGTTGCTCCGTTTGTCGTGACTGAATCGAGAGTTGGGTCAGTAATTCCTAGGTTCGTCCTTGCTGTTGCATTGTCCGCACTCTGTAAAAAAATGTCTACGTCTGTTGATACTGTAAAATCTGCCATATTATTATTATTTAATTAAAGTTTAAGGAGAACCCGGTCTTTTATATAAATCCCCATTAGGTTGCTTGTATAGTGAAATAGTGTCTGGTTGATAGTAAAGATCTAAAGGTTCATTTGGATCAACAGGTTCGCCACCACCGTCAGTAGCTAGTGTTAAGACTCCAGATGAAACTGTACGTATACCTGGACCTGTTAATATTGTAGGAATGTCTATCATTATCTAGACGTGTTGTTACTATAAAATTGTGTTCTATAGTAAACATTACCCGTACCACCAATAGCCTTCGCACTTACTTGATCACTGTTCGTCACACCTCTAAAAGTAGCACTCTCCTTATCTTCAAGTAAAAATGAATTAGCTGCATCTGCATAACCTTTATCATATATTTCAACCGGTACACCTGTTCTGTTTACAAAGATAACCTCAGAGCAAGTCTGACTTGATAGGGCTGTAAGCACCGTGCTCGGTAAAGATTGTTTAAATGATCTACAAATATTGAGATTTCGATATTCCATATCAATATTTATACAACCTGGTAGCTTTTAACAGCTAGTATGTGATATTTTTTTACTCAGCTGGTGGAGCTTCTGGAGCCGGTTCAGCCTCTGGTACTTCAGCATCTACTTCACCCTCAGCAGCAGGTCCACCACCAAACTCTGGTATACCCCCACCACCACCATCAGCACCACCACCAAACTCAGCTTCGACACCTTCTGCGCCTTCAAGGCCACCTGCAATCATCTGCTCTTTCCAGTTAGGACCAGCAGCGCCAATCTGTGATAACTCCCATTGCATCTCTGCATCCTTTCTCAAGAACTCTCTGTTTGCAAGGACATCCTTATCTTTCCATCCAAGATACTTCTTTTGTGCATATGTAGCAGAAACAAACTCGTTACTAACTATGCTGTTAAAGTTGGTTGCCTTAAGTTCAAGTCGTTGACTCTCACGGAGTTCGAAGAAGTTTGTTGGGACATTAAACTCTACATCTAGATTCGTCTCGTTGATGTCATATTTTTCGAATAGACCTCTTAGCTTAAGGTGTGTTACAAATCCTCGCTTAATTCCAGATGCAAATCGTTGCTGTTGCCTAATAATAAATTTTGCAAACTTAAGCTCTTCTCTTAAAATGGTAGAAGTATCAACCGTTTGATCCTCTGGATCAATTCTCGTTGCTGGTACCTTAAGAGCTCTATAAAGCTTCTTAATAAAGTACATGAGGTCAGCCAGTTCACCGAGATTTGCACCACCGGGTAGTTGTGTTACTGATGTACCTTCTGATCCTTGTCTCTTTGCAAACCAGAATGCATCAAGCATTGACTGTGGATTAAACTTCTTAACCACGTCACCCTGATCCATATCAAAAGTCTTTTTTGACCAGTAGTTCTGAATGAGTTTTCTTAGATAGGCTTCAGCTTTTGGAGGTGCCATGTTACCAACATCGACATTAAATACGAGACGTTCTGGAGCTCTTACTAGTCTATAGATAATAATTGCATCCTCAACTAGCGATAGCTGTCTATATGGCCTTCTAGCGTTCTCAAGGAAAGGTATAACAAACTCCTTCGTTTCATTAAACACACCGGAGTTAACATAAACGATTTGATTTTCATCCATCGGTATAAGCTCTTCTTTTTCAACCTTACCTGGATTTGTTGTGCTGTAAATAGGCTTTCTATAAATAAAGCCTTTAATAAGCATGTTTTGTACGTTATTATATACCGGTTCAATAACCTCTGCTGGTAAATTAATAGCTCCAAGAACACCTTCATTAACGTAATCTTCATGCAATATGAGTTCAAAGAACACTTCACCTTCAACTAGTAGCTGTCTAAAGTACTGCCAACCTCTCTGCTTAAGTTCAAAAAAGTCAATATACTTATTAAACTCATCTTCAATTTCTGACCTCTCATCTACTGTAAGATCAATGTTATCAAAGAGTAGTTTTGTAGCATGACCTACATCATCAATATTAATAGCCTCATCGCATATTTCATCTAATGCATCCGCTACTTCCGAGTATGCAGCCATTGTGTGATAATCACGTATACGACCGGGCTTGTTTTCATCCAAGCTAGCATACATAATATCAGCAAAAGATGTATCTTTGCCGAAGTCGCCAACTGGTATATTGTTATATGGGTTAGACGATGATACGGATGCTTTTGTAAGTGCTTCCGATCTACGTGCACCTATATTCTTAAAGTGCTTATATTTAGGATTTAGTTCATCGTTACCATTTGCAACACTTGTATATGGCAGTCGGTTTTGAATGTACTGTGTTAGAGATCTGCCGAACGTTGATGCACGACCATCGTTTGAAACGTAACTCTTGTTTGATCCGGAAGTTGTTGATGAATCTGCCATGTCTATATATTTATTCTGCTATCATATAAAACCCACTAATTGTTTTAGTAGATGTCCAACCAGCTGGGTTGTTAATGATAATGTCAACATCACCAGAGCCAGATAAGTATGGCATTGTTATATTCATAGTGCTGTTTGACATTATTGTGTAGTTTTCTTTAGGTAACAGGAAGCCTGTAACAGGCCCTGTATACTTTGTATCGAAAGATGTTAAGTTGTTTGTAAGTGTTGGGTTATTTGAGCTTAAGAGTACTTCTGTCGTATGATTATAGTTACCACCAAGTAGTGTGTAGTTATATACGCTATAATCTGATGCTTGCTTATTAAGTGTAATAGGTGATATATATGTTACCTCCATTGGGGTACTAGATGTATTAAGATATATATTGCTTATACTAGGTATACCAGATAGTCTAGCTGTGGTTACATACGTATCTTTATTTGGATCATCCTTAAAGTTCTTAAAGAAGTTATCATAATCTAGTGACTCTATAGGCTGCTGCAAATTCCAATTTTTACCTGCAGCTACAAGGTTCTGCTCGATAAAGTAAATAGGTGTATCATTATTGTTTTTATTTTTAAACAACCAGCCTTTGATTGTAAAGGATGTATCTGCCACTATTCTAAACTTATCACTATACGTTGTCTCTAAAGGCGTGTTTAGCGATATACTCTCACTCCATATTACTTCCGATCGTACTTCAATTGTCTCACCGTTTGCTGTGGGCTCTTTCCACGCTAGAATAATATACGGGTTTGTATAAGGAGCAAAGTTAGTGATGATTTGCTCAACGTCTTGCATATATCTACCTAAAATAGACATATTAATCTCAAGGTTAATTGGTGTAGGCATATCCATTGATATGCTCTCATCTTCAGTTATATATGTACGTAACTTATTTACCTTATTAAACGCTCTTGAACTGTCGTAGCTTACTGATGTAAGATCAACTGTAACTACCGGTAAGGTAATGTTCTGCGCCTTGTTGATAATATCATACATTACACGTTGCTTTGGAGCAAAGACATATCTTACCTCTAGCTCCTGCCTAGAGTTCCTATTTTCGTCGTACCTTTTGATAATTGTATCATCAAATGCCGCAACAAATTGGGTAAGGAGATCTTTTATCTCAAAGTTATACGTATAATTTTTCACTAGTGTTTATATTTAATCTAAAGGAACCTATCTATAAAGTATTTTGGCAGTTTATGCTTATTCTTAACGATGTTTTCAGCAATCGTACCATCCAATATATAAGTTACGCAGTGATCATCCTTCGATCTTATACCCCTACCGCAGGACTGTATCAAAGAGCATAACATTTTATTTGCATACCAGTCGTAATCATCCTTCATCAATCTACCAATTCTTACATCCTTAGTAGGTAAGAAAGGCGCTTTTACTATAATCTGAAACCTCGCTAGATCACCCTTTAAATCAACACCATGTGACATTGACGGTGATATAAGAACAGTTGGATCGTCAGAGGTGTAGTGCTTATCTAAAATATCCTCGTTTCTAACACCAGGCTCTCTAAACAAAAAGCGCTTACCTTGTAGAGTATCAGAAAGAGCTCTCGTAATGGTGTTGTTATGTGTGTGGATTATACCCTTATCATTACCATGATGCTCACATAAGGCTTTAATCTGCTTTGCTATCTTTGGTAAGTTAGCTTTCATGGAGTAATAGTTAAGTTTATATTTTGTATTACAAATAATAGGAGCACTCTTTGGATCAAACGATGACTCAGCTTCCACATACTTATATCTATCAATACCTAATGACTTACAGAAGTTCTTTGGATCAATAATAGTAGCTGACATTAATATGACCTGATCAGCGTAATCAAACAACCTATGTGATAGCTTATTAACACGAAGCGGCATAAACGTAACACCAGTTAAATCCTTCTCATGAACGTATTCACTATCCATCCATGTCTCGAGTATCAACTCAAGCTTTCTCTGTAAGTTCATAAGTTGTAGCATTCTACCCTTAATAGCTATAACAACGTTTGGCCTAGCATTCTTCTTCGAGCTAGCTTCCTCCTCTAGATCTTTTACTGCATCACTGATCTCAACAAGAATATTATTTAACCACCTCTCGTGTGACTGAGTCGATATAAACGGACGAACAGTAATACCACACTTCCGTAAAAACGCGTAATCAATTTTACATGTAAACTCCTTAACCAACTGATCTTCAAGCTCAGAAGCCTCATCACATATAATAAACTGCCTCTTTTTTAAGTGCTCTGGTAAAGAGAAGAACATGTTATAGTTGAGTGCGTTGAACTGTGACACCAGCGCTCTATTTCTCTGTTCATAGTACGGGCATATACCCTTTGACCAGCAGTCATTCTTCAGACCTGGTAAGTGTAAGCAGGGTGCGACATCTACAGTAAAGTTCTCATCAATTGCACACGTATAATTAGACTTACCTTTCATTACCTCAACGTCATCGAAGAAGTCTTTATATTGATCCTGTAAGCTCTTCGTGATAGTAAGTGCAGTACAACCAAACGGTGATGTTGCCTCATAATCATCTTGCTGCTTATATGCAGCGTAAGAGGTAACTAACTCTCTAAAATCCTCTGTACTTTCATCGGCTGCATTACCAACTGTCTTTGATACAAACGACTTACCACTACCGGTAGGCGCATTACATACAACAAACTTATACCCACTATTAAACGCCTCGTCGATGTGCTTTAATAGCTTTACTTGCTGCTTATTCGGACTATAACCCTCTGGGAAATTATTAAGTAAGTTTGATACCACAAATTAATTATGGCTCATCATCTTCAGAAGTCAAGATGTAAACTAGATTATTATACATCTTGGACTTATTTGATGCATCTACTAACTTTGTAGATAAAATTACATCTTCACCTTTCATAACTGTTGAGAGATGATAGTTAAGTGTAAGTCTATTATTTGTAACGTGTGTAGTAAATGGATACGGTATTTCGTATTGCTTCGTCTTATCTCCAACCTCAAGATATAACCTGATAAAGTATTGCTTTAGTTGAAAAATCTTTAATACACCACGTCTAATCACCTTTTTATTAGTTCTTATTGTGATGTCTTTTAGGAGATATGGTTTAAAGTTCTCCGCTACTACTTCTAAACAGGAATTCATGTATTCATAAAATTAAGTTTTTGTTCTGGCGACATAGGATAGATACTTTCATTAAAGTATTCCCAGAACTCTTCATTTGCTGGTATTTGTTGTATTAGTTCACATTGTTCCATACTTATGTTCCTATAATCCTGCATTAGTATATCCCAAACTGTTACAACATTTTCCTTAGCTTCATTTATTAAGGGTGGTTTTGTTGGTTGTCTGTAATTAAGTGTTACTCTTCCGTTTGTAGACGTGAGAAGGCTATGTGACTTTGTACATAATATACGTCTTGTAGGGTTAGCTCCAGATTTTGGAATCCTTCGTACAAAACGAACCTCACATACATTGTTCATCAGTATGCCATCAAGTGCTGACCTACTAACCCTCATTCTTCGGCTTACATATACCAAACACTCTATCCTCGTTCAGAAAGACACCACCCTTGAGCTTACCTCTACCAACAATATCCATGTTGGCTACTGTAACTCCTAGGTTATTTGGGAATATAACAATGTCGTCTGGCTTTGCATACTTTACATTTGGACCAGCTAGAATTACCTTTGCCTTTCTCCATGCCTTATTAACTGCATTTGTTGGTACAACAATACCATTCCTAAGTATATCACCCGTTTCCGTCTCATCTACATACTCTACTAGCAGGATATCATCAAAGATAAAAGATAGCTCAAAATCATCTAACCCGAAATCTCCCTCACTGTGTTTTGTTAAGTCTATTAGACTTCTCTTTGTACTTAACTTGTCGATATCTACTGGCATATATTTTACTTATTTAAGATATTTTGTAAATCAACGTACTGTTTAAGCTCTCTTACCGATAGCTTATTATTTTTCGCAATAATGAGCAAATCATCATCTTCCTCTTTTTGCTTTTTTACTTTCTTAATGTAAGTTACTTTTTTATATCTCAACCTAGGTATAAGATTATAATACAGTCTATATAGTTCCTGCTTATCCTCAAATAGACCAGTATATTTATTAAGTGTTTCATTAACAAATTGAGGTGTGTCTTTATTGTAAAAAGACAACCACCGGTTCAATAGAAAGGGAACGAAAGCAGACTCACCCTCCTGATCTAAATAACCGGCGTTATCCTTTTTTGAATAAAAGAGTTTATTCTGAATTTGAAAGAAATTCATACAATAATCTTTGTAGTAGCGATATACTGATCTGCTACCTCATCGTTGAACGTATTTATTACAGCTTCCATAAACTGCTCTACTACTTCATCCGTCATATGTGTCGAGTAAGCAAACCCAGGCGCTTTCGAGCCAGCTTTAATATTAATACCGGTATGCCCGAGCGCGACGTTATCTTTACTATAGGTAATAGATACACTAACTTTACCTTGATCTCTCATCTTATCATCGTTACCCCTAAACTCATCTACTACCATAATGTCATCACCCTCCATAGAGATACCTTTACCTGTAGCCTGCCCTACAATACTACCAATAGCAGTATTAAACAAGCGTTGAAACGCTACAGCGCCAAGCGGGCATAGGTTAGGAATCTCCCAGCAGAAGTTAATTGCATCTTCGGAGTAGATATAGTCTTTTGAAAGTAGGTCTTCTAGATCAATTAGATTATCACTAACAAACATCGGAGCTCTAAACGCTACAATATTACCAACTGGTGATACCTTCTTCTTAAAAAACTTATACGCAAACCTCTCGTGAATGAGGTCACCATTATATACTTGCTGATCAATTATCATACTATGATTATAACCTAATATGAGCAGTAATCAACTAGTTTATGTATATGCTACTAACACATCCGTAGGTGTCATACCCTCACAAAACTTAAACTTATACTCAGGGTTAATTTTCTTTAAAAGACCTTTAACTTCTTCGACTGTAGTACCGTAATTACTAAATAGTCTAACATCATCAATCATTATCATATGATCTTTAATATGATGCTGGTTAATTACATTAAGCTCACTCTTAATAGGTGCGAAGGTGTCTCCTGGCTGTTGACCTCCTTGATAGTGTGCATCTAACCAAAATGTTACAGGTTCATCAATGCTTGTGAGTATATACTTCAGAACAACAGGTGAGTTACCTAGATAAAATTTTACATTATTACTACCCTCGAACAACTTTTTTGTTTTGTTATGAAACGACTCGACGATTTCTATAGTGTGATACTCTTTATATTTATCTTTAAACTTTTCTATTGTCTTACCGGTATATGTACCAGTTTCAATAAAAATGTCATGTTCTTTTATTTGTTTTGGATCGAACTTACAAGGCATGGCTATTTTTAGGTTGTGGTGTATATTTAAACATAATAAAATTCTCTTTACTACTCATTGTATTAAGGGTTATAAAACGGACATGCTTTCAGCAAGCGGGTGCAGTCACTCTCTGTATATTTTGAGGTATCACAATCTTGTACATAACTAACAATATCATCAAAACTCAGCCGATGTGTAGTACTGTTATTTAATAATATAGGTGACATATATCCACGCTTGACTGCGGCAAAGTGATCGTAAAACTTAGTATCGTCACCTATAATGCGGTTTGATATTTTACACCAACCATTTGGTATATTATACGCATCTGCAGCTATTATACCGTGTAGAGAACTTGATATAATATTCTCACAAGATGTTATTTGTTCTACTATACCTTCAATAGAGCTATTTAGATCTATCTTAATTACATCCGAATTATAGCTATCAGGTATCTGAATAAGATCGTAATCTATAACATGTGGAATTATACCAAGTTTATATCTCTTTTCTTTACTAGGGTTATAAATTTGAGGTAACAGCATAGCCGGGTCACCATAAACATCAGAACATATATTACCAGCCTCTTCACATAAACTCCTCGTTATAGGACCACGTGTTGCTGTAATAGTTATACCTGTATTAATTTTATCTGCCAACCAAGCAACACCTGATCCCCATACTGTGTCACCAGTAACAGCGTGATTAAGTATAGATCCAATAGCAACAAACTTTGGAGAGCTGTTACTAGATGCGTATACTGGCTTCTGCTTTGATAAGAACTCAAACATTACCGGTGATAGTGCATCCCCGAAGTTTGTACTTTTTGACCAAAATAACGTGTTCATTTAAAAAGTAACTGGTAGTTGTTGTATATAAAATCTTCCGGAATAATATAATCCTTATACTTTCTATAGTTGCTCTCAACTGCGGCTAGCATAGACATATATTTTTCTTCAGTTAGCTCAGTCAATATATCACCCAATTCATTAATAGTTTCAAAAAATATTATACCATCTGCATCAAAGTGCTGTGATATTTTTTTTGTACCCCAATATATAGGTATAGTTTTTGTTGCGAAACAATCAATAACCTTCTCTGTAAAGTATACATCTTGCTGGGAGTTCTCAATAGTGATTGAAAACATATAGTCCTCAAGCGTAGTTACTTTATTTGCCCACGGTGCATTATCAAATGGTTTAGGGTGTGGTATATAATCTGGACCATAAACATCTACATACTCATTTGTAACTAGAGATAACTCTCGTATTGCATCGTGTCTCATCTTATGACCTACTGTCCATCCTTTTGACGATGCTATAGTTGAGACAAGCTTCGTTTTGTTTTGTATATTGTTCAGATTTACATATCCCTCAACCCAGCAATTACCCCACACATATGGTAAGAATTTATTCTCATCTATATCTAAAAGCTTATCATCATATGTTATAATATAATCAAACTTATCGTGGTTATTTTCTATAAACTCATATACGTGCGGAAATATAGCGCGCGGTTCTAACAGCCAAGCGACCTTTAGCTGATGACCACTATATTGACTAATCTTAGGTACTACATTATCGGTAAAAAATATACTCTTACTATCCACACCACTTCTATTCCAGTTAAAGAATGACGGTACCTGACCTCTACATGTACATCTATCACCGGTGAAGTTTGTATCCATTAGAAGAACATCCTGCTTATCATCACCTCTCTCTATCTCCCACGTTGCTATATAATCCTTAAGCTCGTCATATGTTTTATTCTTAACCGATATACAAATATCACGATTTGCCTCATAATATTCGTGTTGTGATCTATCCTCATTACCCATTATATGTGGTAAGTGTAACAAAATGTTATCTTGAGAACGGTTTAATCTAACTACATTCTTTTTGAGCAGATGTGCTCTACATAAAATCTCATCATCTTCGTATCCCCAGTTTTTAAAGTTTGGATTAAACCCATTTATATCTCTAAAGCACTTTTTTGTCATCATTAAACACCCACCCGGTGAGCTTGTATGACCTACCCAGTACATATCAGTCCGCTGACCAATTTGTAACGTATTATGCGGCGGTACAACCCCTATTAAGTCTGTATATGTAAATCCTCTCTTCACCGTATCTTTAAACTTGTATGATATATAAACTGCGTCACCACTATAACCTATAACAACATTGTTATCACCCTGAGCGTGTTTATACGCCGTTTCAATTGCTTTATCAGATACAAATATATCACTATCAATAAAGCATACAGTATTATATTGAGCTTTTGAGAAGGCTTTATTATATAACTCACACTTGTTAAAGACTTCACTATCAGTTTCTTCAATAATTATTTCCCCATAGGGCAGCAATCTTGTGTAGTAGTCCTTAAACAATTCAAGGTTCTTTCCACGTTCAGCAGTGTCTTCTTTATACGCCAATATAAGCGATATATTATACGGTAGTTCTTGCATTTTTTATTTCTCTAAGCTTATTAATCACCACATCCTTTGATACAGTTTGTATATTACTTGGTACAGTGTTATGTTTATTATGAAACACAGCTAAACCTGCATGTACAAGTCTATTAAATTCGTCTTCATTTTTAGCTAGACTTGAGTTTGCCTTTTCATCCTTCTGACCCTCAATATATAACTCACTATTTTTTATGTCGGCAAACCACCAAAATGGTGTTGTTAAATTACTTTCAATAAACCTATATGTATGTTCGACGTGCTCCCAGGCGTTGTAAAAATCCTCATCATAAAGCCCTACTTCATCAAGACCCTCTCGTGAAAAGAACGAAAGCATACCTACAACATGCTCGTAAAGACATATACCAACATCACCGGCAGGATCATAATCAATAACAAGACGTGGTATAGGGTCACCATCCTGCTTTGCATCCATCCTCTTTGAAAGATCACCCTTAAGCGACTTGTCTACCTGCTTTCTATTCCATGGAGAACCGGGACCGAAGTTAAAATGCTGAATACCGGTGACTTTACTAGCTTCAATGTATTTTGAAAAGATACTCTGATCTAAAACAACACAGTCATCCTCCAGCATAAAGATATAATCACAATCTTCATCTAGCAGATATTTAAATCCCATATTTTTATTAACTGCAACCCCACTTCTAGGTTTTTTAGTTCTTAATATATGTATGTTGTCCGGAACTATACCATCAACCTTCTTATGACCATCATCACATACACATATAATAGCATCAACACCTTGCAGAGACACAATACACTTGGTAAGATACTCTGGTCTATCGCATGTTGATATAGCTATACCGATTTTCTCACCCATATATACTATAATTATAGCTGTAAATATGCAATTGCAACATAAATAATGTTATGCCGTGCGTAGATAGAAATAAGTTAGTTTACAATATCAAAGAGCTCCCTGAAGTTTTTAATGTAGAGCCTGTTGATTTGTTTATCGTTGAGACACTCGACGGTACAAGTATTGTTAGCTTTGATAATATTATATTTGACCTTACACAGACAACATTTGAAACAGCCTTTAATAAGCATACAACTGATATTCAGATCTTATCAGCTGATGTAGATCAGATAATTAATAACGCAGGTAGTGGTTATGATCACGCAGAGTTAGAGTCATCATACAGTACTGTTAAGGCAAATAGCGCGAATTGGGGTACAGGAGTCGCTCCTACTAACGCACTGCTGCAAGATAATGGCTATGAAGTACTACCGTCAGGTAGAATTATACAGTGGGGTACTTATGTTCCTAATTCAAGACTAACCAGTATATCACTACCTATACCGTTTCCAAATAAATGTCTTAACGTACTAGTAAGTTGGGGTCAAGACTTTGTTGATGGTTACTATGATGATAACTCACTTATATGGGGAGGTTATCCAGGAAACTCTATCGGTACAGAGCTTAAATCGAGTATTACTTTAATGTCTAACTTAAAGCCGCAAGATACACTGAACCCAGTTTATGGTAGGCTATACTGGCAAGCAATAGGCTGGTAGTACTAACCCCTACCTAAATCATACTTACTATTATTCATATCGAACTTCTTAAAGAGTTCTTTATCAGCTTCTTCTGCTTGTTTAGCTAACTGTTGTTGTTTAACTAATTGCTCTAGCTCACCAATATTTTCTGGGTTGAGAATAGAGTGCTCTTCACCATACATTCCACCATCTTCAGTTACATACTCACTAATGAGGTTAATTCTCTTTTGATGGTCAGATGGTAGCTTAATGATACCCGGTGAGTCGTCTTTTGGGAAGAATACATCAGCATGTACATTGTTAAAGTATTGCTGATATAGAGCTTCAAAAATATTGTCTACTTCCTTAATATGATCAATATCTGTATCTCTCATACCGTCATCAACAACAGGAATACTCTCATCAAACTTACACAAAAAAATAAGATCTAAATATCTCATTGATTCCTTTACCTCGTTAATTTGACTTTGAATATAATCAGTATCAAAACCCTCATAACCCTTACCATTACACCACATAGAATAAGCTAGCGCATCCAGAGGGCATCTATCGTAAATGATCTTATCTTCTACGGTCTTGGACTTATCTTTAACCTGCCCTAACATAAACTCAACGATTTTATCTTGAGTTTTAGTTGATGATTTTGATGAATGTTCTAAATTCTCTTCAACAATAACATCCCTATATGTTGTCTCCGGGGTATCATATGTTGTCCACTTCTGTAAGAAGCTATTGATAAGTGTAGTCTTACCTGTATTTGATGTGCCACTGATTGCAATTCTCATATGTAACTGTATTTATGCTAACTCTTATAGAAATCAAACACGAAGTGCCATATCCCAAAGTAGTAGATGTAGACGTGGTGAGAAATTAACATGCATAGCTTTAGCATACTCAGCTACTGCTTCAGCATTCTCAATATGTTCTTCACGTGAACCTGCACATGGCATAAACCATACTCTATTAAGTGAAATATTGATACTCTCATCATCTTGAATATACTTTCTCCAAATCTCTTCAATATCTTCTGCATGTGTAATTACGAACTTAAAGCCTGAGTTGTGATCTCTATGCCATTTAAGAACCTCCGGCTTATATGTCTTCTCTTCAGGATCGCCATTTGTTGTAAGTTTAGGTGATGTAGTAAATGTAGCATGATATTTATCTACCCACTCTTGATCAGGTTGAATAGTAGCATTAGTTTCAAAGTCAATACGAGGTAGAAAGCTATACTTCTCAATAAATGCATCAGTAAACTTCATCAACTGCTTCTGCCTGACCATAGGCTCGCCACCAGTATACTTAAAGATAGCTCCTTTTCTGAGATGTTCAATATGATTACCATCCTCTAGCAACTTAAACATCTCGTTAAATGTAACCTTATTCTTCTTAGACCACGATATAAATGAATCACAACCAAAAGGTGCATCCTCTGAAATAAAACCTTTGCATGTTAAGTTGCAGCCAAATAGTCTAAGAAAGACAGATGGTTGACCGATGTATTCACCTTCACCTTCAACAGTATAAAATAACTCAGGTACTCCATTCTCACCTGCCATTAGTAGACATTCTTTATCACAATCTATCATATTATAATATTATA